GCCCTCCTTCCTTGACACCGCGAGGGGTTTCCTATAGGACCCCTCCCCCAAAAAATCCAAAAAGAGGGGTGACTTCCTTGGCTAAAAAAGTAAAAACAGCGCTGGAAAAGAAAATCAGCTCAGAAGTCACCCGTCTAAAAAAGAACTTTGACGCGATTGACGCGAAGAAAAAGTCTATCATTGAGGGCCTGATTGAGCGGGCGGCCTTTATGCGTATCTCTCTGGATGACCTGGAGGACGACCTGAACCAAAACGGGTTTACCGAGTGGTTCTCCCAGGGCGATCAGGAGCCGTACCAGCGCAAGCGGCCTGCGGCAGACCTGTACAACACCATGAACGCGAACTATCAGAAAATTATCAAGCAGCTCACCGACCTGACCCCCAAGGAGGAGCCGAAAGACCAGCAGGGCGGCGATAGCTTTGACACCTTCTAAAACTTCCGTCCCCGCAGAGGTATGTGCCAGCAAAGCCTATCAGTATGCGGCAGATGTCGTGTCCGGTTCCATCGTGTCCGGTAAACGGCGCATTCAAGCCTGTCGGCGGTTTCTGGATGAACTGGAGCGGTCAGAAGTGGACCCGGACTATCCCTGGGCTTTTGATTTGCAAAAAGCGTACCGGCCTATTGAGTTCATTGAGCGGTTTTTGGTCCCCACCAAGGGGGCCTATGACCGGATGGAGCTGCTGCCCTGGCAGCACTTTGTAGAGGCCAATCTATACGGCTGGGTGTCCCGAAAGACAGGCTACCGCCGGTTCCGGGAGGGGATTGTCATTGTGGGCCAGGGCAATGGCAAGTCCACCATGATCGCCGGGAACGCGGCCTATGCCCTGACCAAGGACGGGGAGCGAGGGGCGGAGGTCTACTGTCTGGCCAACTCCAGAGAGCAGGCGCGGATCATCTTCAACGAGTGCTCCGCTCAGGTGACGGCCAGCCCCCTGCTGTCCAAGCATATCCGGGTGACAAAGCAGGGGATGTTCTACGATGGGACCAACAGCAAGTTCCAGCCCCTGGCCTCGGACAGCAAGAACCTGGACGGGCGGAACGTCCACATGGGCGTATTCGATGAGATCCAAGAGTACCGGGATTACAAGCTGATCAACGTCATCAAGGGCAAAACCAAGAAGAGAAAGCAGCCCCTGATTCTCTACATCACCACCCTGGGAACCGTCATTGACGGGCCGCTCATGGATTACTACATTCTGGGCGGGAACATTTTGGACAGCTCCGGCGCCATCGCCCAGCGGGCGGCAGACCGTATTTTCGTCTACATCGACGAGATTGACGAGGAGGACCAGCCGGAGGACCCCGCCTGCTGGGGGAAAGCAAATCCCTCCCTGGGGATCCTGTTGGACAAGGAGGATCTGCTGGACGAGTGGGAGCGGGTCAAAACCATCCCGGCGGAGCGGAGCAATTTCATCAACAAGCAGCTCAACGTCTTTACCCAGGTGGACGAGCTGTCCTTCCTGGACCCCAAGACCATCCTGAAGAACAACCGGACCATCGACCTTGAGACCCTGCGGGAGGCGCGGTGCTACGGCGGGTTTGACCTGGCGGAGACGGAGGACTTCACCTCCGCCTGCCTGGAATTTCCGCTGCCGGACAACGATTTTTTCCTTCTGGAGCACTCCTGGGTCCCGGAGAAAAAGAGGAAAGAGGACCGGGAGAAGCTGGACTGGGAGAGCCTGATCGCGCATGGCTGGCTGACGATTGTACCGGGAGAATATGTGGACTACAATCTTGTTTTTCAATGGTTTATGGAACAGCGGGAGAAATACCGGATTGACTCTATCGGGTACGACCGGGCGAAAGCTTTTTTATTGGTTCAGCTGATGCAAAAACATGGGTTTGTGATGAATGAGGTTGCGCAGGGAGAGCTTACCCTGACCGCCCCGCTGGACCACCTGAAGGAGCGGTTTTTGGATGGGAACATCATCCACAACAACAACCGGCTCTTTAGCTGGTATCTGGGCAATGTGAAGCTGACCAAGCGCGGCCCAAACGCCACCTATCTGCCCACCAAGCAGAACAAGCACCGCAAGATTGACGGATTCGCGGCCCTGCTGGACGCACACACGGAATGGCTGCGGAAAAATCCACGCCTGATTCCGCCGGACAAGAAGCTGACAACGGTGATTAACCTGGGCTAGAGGAGATCCAAAATGGGACTATGGACTTATCTCAAACAGTGGCGGAGAAACCGCGTTATCAAGGCCGCGCTGCCAGGTGGACGAGTGCCGTCCAAGCCGACGATCCGAGACAGCCGCCTCCCACACTGGCTGCGGTGGGACTACACCATGCGCAACAGCGAGCTGTTGTTTTCCGCCGTCTCCCGGGTCTCCAACGCCTTGTCCGCCATGCCCGTCCAGCTCTACCAGGGGGCCGCGCCGGTCTATGATGACCTGAACGACCTTATCAGCTTCTCCCCCAATCCCAATATGACAAGCTGTCAGTTTTTCAAGTCACTGGAGGCTTGCCGGGATACCTCCGGCAATGGCTACGCCATGAAGATCTTTGATGGACGGGGGCGGCTGGTGCGCCTGGACTTATTGGACCCTGGCCGGGTGACGCCGGTACTTGACACAGACAGCGGGGAGCTGTGGTATCGGATCGTGCCGGAGGAGGGCGTTACATTCTATATCCACGGCTTTTATATCCTGCATATCCCGTTCCTGTCGGCAAACGGCTATTCTGGCGTGAACCCGGTCTCTGTGCTGTATGACACACTGGACTACTGCGAGAAGATCCAGGCGTTCAGCGTCAAGCAGCTCGATAAGGGGATCAATGCCTCGGTGGTGCTGGAGGCGCCAGACAATTTGGGACAGGAACAGATAAAAGAGATGATTGAGGACTTTACAACTGTTTATAAGGAAACCTCCAGCAACATTCTTTTGCTGGAATCCGGCGTCAAAGCGAAAAGCCTCAATCTCTCTCCGGTAGACAGCCGGCTTTTTGAGGTAGAGAAGATTACCCGCTCTACCGTGGCCATGGTGTACAACATCCCGCCCCACCTGCTGGGGGATTACTCGGACACGTCGTTTAGCTCCCAGGAGCAGCAGATGCTGGAGTTTCTGATGCTGACCATGCTCCCCATCGTGACCGCCTATGAGCAGGAGCTGGACCGGAAGCTGCTGACCAAAGTTCAGAGGAAGCAGGGGTATCACTTCAAGTTTGACATGGAGGCCATTTTGCGGGCGGACGCCGCCACCCAGGCGGAGGTGGACTACAAGGCGGTGCGGTCCGCCTGGAAAACGCCGGATGAGATCCGGTTTGGCCGCCACCTACCGCCCTACCCGGACGGGATCGGGGCGGAGCCGATGATCAGCCAGGACCTGGCCACCCTGCGGTACACCGTCCAGGATAAGCCGGGGGTGCTGATGGGACATGGAGTAAGTCAGACAGACAGCGGACAGGAAGGAACCGGAGATGCGTAGATACCGCAAAAAACTGGGCGCCGAATTTTATGTTCCCACCAGAAAAAGACCTGTCGCGCAGTCTACAATAGCAACCAGAAACTTTCTCGTTATCATACATTCTGACTACCCGAATAGGACGATTTCTCAGCTCCGGGAGTTGATTACAAAACCAGACGAATACATTCCGGCTCCTGAAGCGGTTGACGTTTTGGACGCGCACATTAAGGCGGGCTGCGGCGACCTCATACCAACCTGGGACTGAAAGAGGGGATCGATTTTGAATAAAACAAAGGCGGCACAGATCCAGCGGGCAGACCCGGAAGCGGATATTGCCCTGATCAACCAGTACAGCAGGAAGGAACTGACGCCGGAGGAGGTCTACTGCTTTACGGTCAGGCTGTGCGACAACGAGGTAGACCGGGATGGGGAGCGGTTTACCGAGCAGACCCTGAAGGAGCTGGCTCCCCTGTTCCAGGGAAAGCCCTGTCTCATGGACCACCGGTGGAGCGCAGAAAAGCAGATCGCCCGGATTTACCGCACAGAGACGGTGGAAACCAGGGAGAAAAACAGCCTTGGCGGCCCTTTGACTGCCCTGATGGGCAGCGCGTACATGGTCAGAAATGAGCAGAACGCCGCCCTGATTGACGCCATTGAGGGCGGCATTCTGAAGGAGGTATCAGTAAGCTGCGCGGTGCAGTCGTGTACCTGCTCTATCTGCGGGGAGGCGCAGAAGTTTGACTGGCGTAGCGGCGAATTCCTCTGCAAAAACGGCCATATCCAGGGTGAGCGTTATGATGGGCGGCTGTGCTGCGGCAATCTGGAGGGGGCGAAGGACGCCTATGAGGTCTCCTTTGTGGCGGTTCCCGCCCAACGGAGGGCGGGGGTCACAAAGGGAGCCGCCAATCTGGACGAGGCGTTCCAAATCCTGCAAGGGGCCGATTTGACCGGATATGAGACACAGATCCAGGCGCTACGGCTCAAGCTTCAGACCGCCCTCTCGGACGCCGCAGAACGGGCGGCACGAGAGCGGATCATAGCGGAGAATAAGCAGTATTTACAGCAGAAGGGATGATAGAGATGACTTTATTTGAACTGAAAGAGAAGATGGCCACCCTGGAGGCCGCCGTGGCCGCAGACGCGGCCTGGATTGCGGAGAAGGCGGCGGACCCCAACACGCCGATGGAGGAGATTACCCAGAAGACCGCCCATCGGGACGAGCTGGCCCAGCGCCTGAAGCTCCTCAAGGAGGAACATGACGCGGAGGAGGAGAAGCAGCGCCTTGCGCTGACGGTACATCAGAAAAGCGGCGGCCTGGACGCCGAGACGGTGAAGTTCAAAGCCAAGGCGGCCTTCTACCGCGCCGCTCTGCTGGGCGGCGATGTGCGCAAGACCTACGAGGGGTTGGGGGGACTTCCGGCGGCCAGCGCGGATCTGGGCTATGGGGACAACCTGCTGCCCAAGAACGTGAGCAATGAGCTGATCACCGAGCCGGTAGAGGAAAACAGCCTGCGTCTGGTGGAGCCGGTCTCCCAGATCTCCGGCCTGGAGGAGCCGGTGCTCACCTTTGACATTGAGGACGCGGACTTGGCCGACGTGACCGACAAGGAGACCGCTAGGGAGATTGAGATGTCTGGTGGCGCGGTGTCCTACGGCCGGTTCAAGACCAAGATCTACGCCACAGTGAAGGATACCGTCCTGCACGGTACAGAGACCAATCTGGTCAGCACCATTGAAAACGCCCTGCGCTCCGGGCTGGCGGTGAAGGAGAAGATCAACGCCTTCCGCACGGTTTCCGATACCACCCACGACCATATGAGCTTTTACCTCAACAGCATCAAGGAGGTAGAGGGGGACAATCTGATCCAGGCCATCATCAACGCCTGGGCGGATCTGCCCGAACTCTTCGCCACCAACGCCAAGTGCGTGATGCGCAAGTCGGACTATTTCGCGGCCATCCAGATCATGGCCAACGGGGCGGAAAGCCTCTGGGGCAAGAAGCCGGAGGAGGTCATCGGCATTCCCGTCATCTTCAACGACCGGGCGGTGACGCCAGTGGTGGGCGATTTCTCCTACAGCCGCCAGAACTACGATGTCGGCGCCATCTATGAGACGGACAAGGACGCCATCAAGGGCGAATACTACTTTGTCCTCACCGCCTGGGGGGATCACCGCATCCGGCTCAAGAACGCTTTCCGGCTGGCAAAGGTTAAGGCGGCCTCAAACCCTTAGCCGCGGGCCTAACCGCGCTGACCATAGGCTCGCTGGCCTTGGCTCCCGCTTTTGAACCGGGGGTCAAGGCGTACCGTGTCAGCACCAGCAACGCCACCAATACCATTACCGCCGCCGCAGATACCGGCGCCAAAATCAGTATCCTGCTCAATGACAGCACGATGGTGGAGAACGGAACCGCCGCCACCTGGCAGGACGGGGAGAATACCCTGGTAATCACTGTGACCAGTGGCGCCGTCAGCACAGCGTATACCGTTACTGTGACCAAAACAACCGTCTGATTCCTCTCCCAGCTGACAGGCGGGGAGGGGAAAATCCCTGATAGGGGGGGAATCCAATGGCTGCAACCGTGGACGGTCTGCGTACTTACCTGCGTCTTTCCGAGGATGACACGGAGGATCTGACCCTGTATCTGGAGGCCGCCAGAGCAAAAGCAGCTGCCGCCGGTATCCCAGACTTTGTGCACAACCCGCACTACGATCTGTTTCTCTACGCCCTGGCCGGGATGTACTATGAAAACCGCAGCTTTGGCTTTGCCAGCAGCAGTCAGGCGGCAGAGCGGAATGCCAGGAATCTGATCAACAGCTTTGTTCTGGAGCTGCGCTACAGCAAGGAGCCGGGGGGTGGGGCCGAGTGAGCAGGTACGCCAACGCGGGGGAACTGCGGACGAAAATCCGGGTGTTCCGCCCGGTGGACGAGCCGGACCCGGACGGCTACACCGGCGGGATTTCCCGGCTGGAGAATGTCTTTGATGAAAACGGCTTCCGGTACTGTAAATGGGTCAACGCCCACGGGACAGAGGTCTACGAGGCCCGGCAGGCGGGGGTGACGGAACCGGCCACCCTCACCCTGCGGTACACCCCAAAAATCACCACCACCTGCCTGATATACCGGGAGCAGGACCCAGAACCCTACGAGGTAATCAGCCTCAACGACGTGGAGAACAGGCACGTCTGGCTAGAGGTCCGGGTCCAGAGAAAGGCGGCGGCGAAATGACAGCGCAAAAGGAAACCCTCAACCGGCGGATCATTGGAGCCTTGCAGGGACTGAAGCTGCCGGTAGTCCCCCAGGTGGATACAAAGCACCGGGAGAAGTGCATCACGTTCAACTATGACGAGATCCCATTTCAGTTCGCGGGCAACCGGCCCAGCTGGTACAAGGCTCTGATTCAAGTCCACCTGCTCTATCCGGTGGGGGAGAACAGCATTGTCATCCGGCGCAGCGTTCTATCGGCACTCACAAAAGCGGGATTTTCCTGGCCGGAACTCATAGACGCCTCAGACGAGGACACCCAGCATTTTATCTTTGAGACAGAGGCAATTACGCCCATTGAAGAAACGGGCGGTTAAACATGGAGGCATCATATGGCAGACAGAAAAAGGGCCGTGGCGTATCACGGCATTGACAACGTAAAATTTGTTCCCAAGGTCAAGGGAGCATACGCGGAAGCGTTTATCCCCATTGCCTACGCCACCTCTCTTGGTCTCACCGCCAAGATGGAGGGGCAGGAGCTGTTCGCGGACAACCGGCTTGTCTGCCGGGTCCCTAGTGATCAGGGGTATGACGGGGAGATTGGGACTACCTCCCCCTGTCCGGCCCTGGAGAAGGCCGCCGGATACGCCCTGGAGGGGACCTCCGGCGTGGTAGGGACCAACGTCACCAGCTATCTGCGGGGGGCAATGTACTATGAGTTCATCGAGACGGACGCGGACGGCCAGAACAGCAAGGTCAAAGCCTGGATGCTTAATGTGGAGGTGGGCAAGGGGTCTGAGAACCACGCCACCGATACCAATACCGTCCAGTTTGGCAGCTATTCCTACCCGTATACCTGCTATGGCGATACCCTCAAGGCGTCGGACGGCACGGCGGACTATGTGGATTCTAATGGTATGAAGCGGCTGGCCTTTACCTATACCGCCCGGCCCGGTGATGCGGACTACGCCACGTTCGGCGATACCGTCCCGGTCCCCAAGGTGGCCGCCGTTGACCTGAACAAACCGGAGGGCGAGTAATGGTAGAGTTGGAGATTGGCGGGACCCAAATCCAGTTTGACCCTGCCGCCGTCTCCGCCCTGCGCTACCGGGCGGCCTATGGGCGCAGCGCCCTGGCAGCGCTGGAGGATTGTAGGGATCTTCAGTGCCTGGAGCGGGTGCTGCTGCGCATGGCCCACTGTATGATCCCCCCGGACCACCGCCCGGTTTTGACTGAATTTGCCCGATTGGCCCGGCGGGACCCGGAATTTATCCCCAAAGCCCTGTCCCTGCGGGATGCCCTGTACGGCCTGGACCACCGCTTCCGCCCCCATACCGGAGGCGGGGCGGGGGAGCTGGACGAGTACGACCTGATCGCCGGACTGCTGGCCGCCCAACTGGACACCGCCATGCTCTATGAGCTGCCCCTGATGCACCTGACTGGCATCCTGGCCCGCGCCAGCGACCAGAATAACCCGGACATCCCCGCCTACCGCCCCATGACCGCCACCGAACTGGCGGATCTCTACCCGAAACGGAGCTGAGAGAATGGCGCAGTTTGAAGTCTCTGGCCTGGATGACCTCATCCTCTCTCTGGAGGAGCTGGCCCGGCTGCCCGATGAGGTGGCCGCGGCAATGCTTACTGCCGAGGGGGAGGTTATCAAGGCCGCCCAGGAGCGCAGCCTCCAGTCCGCGGGACTGGTGGACACCGGGCAGCTCCAGGCTTCCATTAAGCTGGACCGGAAGCTGTGCAAAAAGGGGGAGGAGCGGTCCATGCTGGTCTACCCCCAGGGGACGCGCCGGGACGAAAAGCACAAGAAGGGTGAACGTAATGCCACCATAGGCTTTGTCCACGAGTTCGGCGCCCCAAAGCGGGGGATACCGCCCTCCCAGTGGATGCGTATCGCCAACGAGAGCGCGGCAGACGCGGCAGTAGACGCCGCCGAACAGATCTATGACAAGTACCTGAAGGACAAGGGGCTTTTGTAGCGGCTTCCAGATCCGCCCACCCCGCAGGCGGGGCGGCACCAAGAAGCGGCCCAGAGCGATATTTGACAAAACGCGGCGTATCCTGTATCATAAAAAAGCCCGCCATAAAAGGCGGGTAAGGACGCTGTTACATAAAGGCGGTTGGCCACTCCCTTGTAGAAAGGGGGTGATATTCATCTCCTCACTCCAGCGAGAAGGGAGGTGAACGCTGATGGTAAAGAAGCACTGGCGCAAAATCCTGAGATTTATAACTGCTTTTCTTGCAGTTCTTTGGATGCTGGTGTATCTGGCTCCAAAAGCGTGTTGACCGCCCGGATTAGGCCCCGGACGGTCAACATTAAGTTGATTCATCGTTAGGGCCAACCGCAGTAGCAGCGCCCTTTCTATAAATTATGATACCTGACGGCCTCCGTTTTGTCAAGAGATGAAGCGGAGGCTTTTTGCGTCTCTGAAGGGAGGGAGAGTGCCGTGAGGCGGGTATCATGGGAATCGGAAAACGGGCGGACCATCACCTTTGAGGGGGCGGGACCGGCGGACAGCCCCGGCCCCTTCTATTTTGTGGAATTGGAGTCCAGCCTGGGAGGGACGCCGGAGACCGCCCGCGCCCCACGGCAGGACGGCCAGACCACCTATTACACCGCCCTGGACCCTCTGCATATCGAGCTGGAGGGCTGGATGTGGGTGACAGGGGACCGGTTCCGTCCCGCTTTGGCCGAGTATGACAGGCAGCGGGCCATGCTCCACCAGGCCTTTGCCCCCAATCGCTTTGGCATTTTGACCTATTACAAGGAGGACGGAGCAGTCCGGGTCCGGTGCAGGCCGGTTACAACCCCTGTCCTGGGGGACCCCATTGGGACCTACTGCCCCATTGGGATCTCCTTCACGGCGGATACCCCTTACTGGGAAAACGCTGTGGAGGCTGTGGCCTGTATTGGAATTATCCTGCGGCTGATGCGATTTCCGTGGGCGCCGGTTTATGGGCCGCTGGGGGTGTACAACCGGCGGGCGGGGATTGAGAATACATCGGAGGAGCTGATTTACCCCACGGTGGAGGTCTACACCACCGGGCAGAAGGTCACCCTCACCAACCAGACCGCCGGGAAATTTGTCACCATCGAACACGCCATTGCGGAGAACCAGAAGCTGGTGGTGAATCTGGCCGATGTATCCGCCTACCTGTACACCCTCAACGAGGCGGGGGACTACGCCGACCCAGAGGACGTGAGTCACTGGATGAGTTTGGACAGCGAGCCCTGGGGGCTGGTGCCGGGGAAAAACCAAATTGTGATATCCAACAACATCCCGGAGGACACACCCATTGCCTATATCAAATACCGGATTCCCTCTCTGGGCATTTAGAGCTTGTTGAGGTGATACCGCTGTGAGCATAGAAATCCGTATGTTTGACCTCCCAGAGCCGGAGGACCCGCGGTTCTACAATATGGGGATCGCCCTGGGCGCGGTCCAGGTCAATACGGTGGAGCGGCTGTACACCCCCGGTCATTTCACCGTCGAGATTCCACGGGAGGCACGGCACGCGGACCGGTTATCCATAGAGCGGCTGGTCCGCATCAAGCAGCCGGACACGGGGGCCCTCTTCTGGGGGATTGTGGACGCCGTGGAGCTGAATATGGACACCAGCGGGGACAGACTCACCGTGTCCGGGCGGCAGCTCAAGGGGCTTACCCTGGACCGGATTACCATTCCGCCTGCCTTTACCGCGGTCACAGGCGCCCAGGGCTACGACCCCGCCAACGGGACCACCGAGGCGGTGATGAAGCACTTCGTCTCCGCCAACCTGGCCAACCCCGTCCAGCCGGACCGGCAGGTCTGCGGCCTGGAGGTCGCCCCCGACCTGGGCCGGGGCATCCAGGACGACAAATACCTCAGCCGTCATGAGGTTCTGGCGGATGTCCTGGCCGACCTGGGGGAGGCCGCCCAGATGGGCTATGACATCGTGCCCGATTTGGCCCGGCACAAACTGGTGTTTGACGTGCTGGCGGGGGAGGACCACACCGCCCTCCAGAGCGAACGCAAGCGGGTGATTTTGGACACGGTGCGTAAGACGGCGCTCTCCCAGAAGTACCAATATGACGCCGCCGAGGCCCGGAACCTGTTTTACACCACCAAAGCGGGGTCCGAGTTCGCCGATGAGACCTTGACAGTGACTTACATCCGGGAGGGAGAGGAGGAGCCCGCCGGGTTCCGCCGGCGGGAAAAGCACCTGTCCATCTCGGCGGATACCCCCATCGCAGGAGAGGAGTACCAGGAGCTGCGCCGCCTGGCCCTCATCGAGGCGGAGAGCTACAGGCCCAAGCAGTCCTTTACCTGTACCCTGACCCCAGGCGGCGGGTATCTCTATGGGAGGGATTACCGGTTGGGGGACTTGGTGACCGTCCGGCATCAGGATTGGGGGATTACCATGCACGCCAGGCTCACCGAGATGGAGACGGCCTGGACAGCCAGCGGGGCGGAGCGTGCCGCCACCTTTGGGGACGCACCCCTCAATCCCTTTGGGCTGCTTAGGCGCATGATAAAAAAAGGGTGAAATTCCAGATGTAGGGGCCGGTGTCCCCACCGGCCCGCCGGAGATTGCAGGATTCCAGGACGGGCCGTTGAGGACAACGGCCCCTACAAATTGACACAGTGCAAAGAGAGGGGGAATCCTATGCGGACTTATTTTTTCAGTGCGGAGCCGACCAACGACCTGATCAACCACCCCACTGGCTATGACCGGGAGTACGGCCCAGACGAGTGGGCCGCTCTGATTGGACAGTTCTTCCAGGGGGAGGCTGGCGTCTTTGTGGGGGACCAGTCCGCCGATGCCTGTAAAGTGGTCCTCCAGGAGGACGGCAAGCTGCGGGTGTGCGCTGGAACTGTGATTGTCCGGGGCCGGGTGTGTGAGTTTAACGGCACCGAGACCATCGCTGTGACCTCCAGCCGGAAGGTCGTGGCCCGGCTGGACAAGAGCGCCGAGGTGCGGAATTTTCAGCTCCGGGCGGTCCAGGAGCCGGTGATCAGCGACGACATCTATGACTATGTGCTGGCCGAGGTCACGGTGGACGGGTACGGCAATATTACTGCCATAGAGGACAGGCGGACCTTTTTGGCGATGAAGGGCCAGCCCCCCTATTACCCGCCGGACACGGAGGGCCTGCCCTACCCGTTCTGGCTCTATGTACTGGGGCTTCCCATGACCCCGGAACAGAAAGCGGCGATAGAGAGCAATCCCTCCCTCATGGCGATGTTCCAGAACAGCGTGGGCGGAGCCTACCGGCGGTTCTACAAGCGGTTCGAGCCGGGGGATTGGACCCAGGTTGGCGCCAGCTATGAGATCGCCATCCCCTTTGCCGTCCACCGCCTCAATGCCTCAGACCCCATCTGTGTCCACCAGCTCCATATGCTGGTGGGCCGGAATGTGGAGGACTACACCCCGGCTACCCTGGCTGAAGGGCAGACCAAATTCATCCAGGCACTCCAGGCGGCCAACGCCGTCAACCAGTCCATCCCAGGCAGCTACCCCACAGCAGCGGATGGACATATTATCCTGACCTGGTATCAGATCCAGTATTTTATCCTGTCCGGTCAGCTTGTGGCCGCCGGCCCGGCCCAGAGTCAGGCGGACAATATGGGCTACAATTGGAAGGACCTCCCCACGCAGATTTCACCAGAGCGGATCAACAGCCTGGATGTGCTGCTCACCGTGGGCTATACCCCCATGCTGGGCGGCTCGGCGGCCAACTTCAACGGCCTGTGTACCCTGGATACCCTCCGGGGACTCAACCTCCGGCGCAAGGCGGATACCACCGAGACCGGGGCCGCCCGCACCTATGATATGTACGGAAAAATGACGGCCAATACCTGGGGCTGTATGGAGACAGACATCTCCCTGGGGGCGGATAAAGTCCTCCGGCTGGTCTCGGAAACCCCCTACGCCGGGGAGATTTTGACCGTGGGCTAAAAAATAGAAGTTTGACAAAATACGACGCGTCCTGTATCATGAAAAAAGCCCGCCTCTTTCGGCGGGTCAAGGACGCTGTTACATATTAGGCGGTTGGCCACTTCCCTTTTAGAAGGGGGGTGATATTCATCTCCTCACTCCAGCGAGAAGGGAGGTGAACGCTGATGTGGAAAGAACGTATGTACATGGTACTCCGCTTTGCGGTGTGCCTTGCAATACTCCTGTACATGTTCACCATAAAAGCGCGTTAGCCGCCTGGTCGGTCCCCAGACGGCTAACTATTTTTAGCTGTTAAACTTGGGCCAACCGCAGTAGCAGCGCCCTTTCTATATTTATGATACCTGACGCCCCCTGTTTTGTCAAGAGACGAAACAGGGGCTTTTTGCGCCCCATGTAGGAGGTCCCTGTATGGCAAGCCGCACCATATCAACCAAAATGGCGATCACCGGGCAGTCTGAATACCAGGCGTCCATCACCAATATCAACAACTCTCTCAAAACCCTGCGATCTGAGACCGCCATGCTGGACGCCCAGTATCAGGGCCACGCCAACAGCCTGGCCGCCCTGACTGCCAAGGGAGATGTGCTGGCCAGGACTTATGAGGTCCAGAAAACCAAGGTCCACGAGAGTACCGCGGCCCTGGAGAACGCCAAGAAAGCCCAGCAGGAGTACAGCACCCAGGTAGACCAGTGCAGCGCCAAGCTGGCAGGCGCGCAGGCCAAGCTGGAGGAGTTGAAGAAGTCCACCTCGGACACATCAGCCCTGCAAGCGAAGCTGAATGCAGAGGTGGAAAAACACCAGAAAGCACTGTCTGCTGCTGAAGCGGGGCTCCAGGCTGCCATCAGGGGGGTCAACGAGTGGCAGCAGAAGCTCAACTATGCCCAGCGGGACCTGGCCAACCTGGACACGGAAGTAACCAGGAACAGCAAATATCTGGACGAGGCCCGCAGCAGTGCCACCGGCTGCGCCAGCTCGATTGACGCCTTCGGCAAGCAGATCCAGACCGCTGGCTCGGTTATGGATACCGCGTTCCAGAATGCGATTATCAATATTAACACCTCCCTGGAGACCCTGAAGTCGGAGCTTGCGCTGGTGGAGAGCAGATATCAGGGCAGCGCAAACAGTATGGACGCCCTGGCTGCCAAAGGGGAGGTGCTGGCCAGGACCTATGAGGTCCAGAAGGCCAAGGTCCAGGAGAGCAATGCCGCCCTGGAAAATGCCCGGCAGATCCAGCAGACCTACAGTGCCCAGATAGACCAGTGCAATTCCCGGCTGGCAGCGGCAAAGACACAGCTGGAGGCGCTGAAGCAGACCACCGGCGACACCACCGCCCAGCAGGCGGCCCTGACTACCGGAATCCAGCAGCAGGAGCGGGCGCTGGAGACTGCCCAGGCCAAGCTACAGACCGCAGAGCGGATTGTAAGCGCCTGGCAGCAGCAGGTCAACTATGCCGAACAGGGGCTGAACCGGCTTGACGCGGAGCTTGCCAACAATAAAAGATACCTGGAGGAGGCCGCCAACAGCGCGGACAAGTGCGCCGGATCCATTGACGGTTTTGGCCGTCAGGTGCAGGAATCCGGCGATGCGGTCCAAGTACTGGTAGGCGCTTTGGCTGCGGCAGGGGTGGCCAAGGGGGTCCAGGAGATTTCGGACGCCCTAACAGACTGTAAGGATGCCTCCGTTATCTTTGAAAGTACCATGGCGGGAGTCCGGCGGACGGTAGGGGGCGGAGATGCTGAGATCGCCGCCTTTGGGGATACCTTTAAGAAACTGTCCACCGATATTCCCATTACCACCACTGAATTAGGCAAAATCGCGGAGACGGCGGGGCAATTAGGCATTGCCAGTGGAAATGTAGAAGCCTTTACCACCGTTATGTCCAAGTTGGGGACCACTACCGACCTGACCGCCGATGGGGCGGCCACTATGCTGGCCCAGTTCGCCAACATCACCGGCACTCAGGACTATGAGCGGCTGGGGTCCACGGTGGCCGAGCTGGGAGACGCCACCGCCACCACCGCCTCTAAAGTAGTGGAGATGTCCCAGGGGATGGCGGCCTCCGCCTCCCTGGCCGGGATGTCGGAGCGCAATATTTTAGCGATTTCTGCCGCGGTCGGTTCCCTGGGTATCGAGGCCCAGGCGGGCAGCACCGCCCTGTCCACCCTTATCTCTACCATGGATAAATCTGTGGAGACCGGCGGGGACAAGCTGGCGCTATTCGCCTCGGTGGCCAACCAGAGCGCGGCGGAGTTCTCCGCTGCCTGGGAGGAGGACGCGGCCCAGGCATTAAACGCCTTTATCCAGGGCCTCAATGATGTGGAGCGCAACGGCAAAAGCGCAAACATTATCCTGGACGAGTTGGGGATTACCAATGTCCGGCAGACCAAGGCCGTTCTGGGCCTGGCCAACGCGGGGGATCTGCTGTCCAACACCCTGGCCCAGGCGGATCAGGCGTGGGAAGAGAATACCGCCCTGGCAGAGAAGGCCGGGATCATGTACGAGACCACCGAGGCCAAGGTAAAAATGGCGGAGAATGCCTTTAACAACCTCAAGATCGCCATTGGCGATGCCCTCACCCCCGCCCTGGGGGCGCTGGCCGAGGCGGGGACCGGGGCTTTCTCCTGGGCGGCGGACTTCGTTTCCGCGCATCCGGAGCTGGTACAGGCCCTCACCGCCGTGGTGACCACCCTGGGAAGCCTTGCCGCCGGATTTACCGGACTGGCGGTGGCCTCCACGGCTATCAAGGCGGTACAGACCGCCATTGCCGCCCTGACTGCCAGCACCTCCGCCCTGGCCGCTGTGTCTGTTCCGCTGGTAGGGGTTGTCGCCGCACTGGTTGGCTTTGGAACTGCCATTACCCTTGCAGCAGGGTCTATGGAGGATGCTACAACAAAAGCGCGGGATCTGGCCAGCGGGATCGAGGCGGCCCGCAGCGCCTATGAGGAGACCACGGCGGCCATCCAGGCCCAGAATGACGATGTAGTCGCTATGGCGGCCACTTTGGAGGAGCTGGTGGGCGCTGAGGAGCAGACGGCGGCCCAGAAGCAGACCATCTTGGAGCTGGTGGACCGGCTCAACGAGGCCATCCCGGAGCTGAACCTCCAGTATGACGCGCAGAAAAACGCCATTGAGGGGAATATCGAGTCTGTCCAGGCATTGGCCCGGGCCCAGGCGGACGCCGCCCTCCAGGCCGAGGTCATTGACCGGATGACCCAGGCATATATCGAGCATGACAAAATCGTAGCGCAGCTGGCTGAAGCCGAACAGGCCCATAAAGAAGCCCTGGATGCTATCTGGAAGTCGGATGACGCCTCAGACCGTATCAATGAGACGGCCAAGCAGCTTGACATCCTGAAAAAGACGCTGGCGGACAATGAGGCGGAAATTGACGCCCTGGCGGGGGAATATGCCAGCCTCACCTCCGCCATAGAGCAGAACACAGAGAGCGCGGAGGACAACGCCGGGGCCGTCCAGGAGACCGGGAAAGAGGCCGATGCCGCAGCTAACCGCCTCCAATCCCTGAACGCTGTCCTCAGCAAGGTGGAGGGCGGCTATAATCTGCTCACCAAGGCCCAGGATGAGATGAGCGAATCTGGCTATCTCTCTATGGATACAGTGTCTGAATTGCTGCAAAAATACCCGGAGCTGTATGGTTATCTGGAACAGACAACCGACGGCTACAAGCTGACCAAGGGCGCCTTAGACGATTATGTCGCTTCTCAGCGGCAGGAGTACGAAATCGCCCTCAACGATGCCCAGACCGCGGCCCAGAATATCATCAATGCCGAGGCGCAAAAGAGAGGGGCTATCGCCAACACTACCGCCTCCATTGGGGCGCAGCTCAAGGCGCTGGCGGCGCTCTACCAGTCCGCGATTGCCGTTATGGGGGCGGCCAACGAGGCGGCCAGTAAGATCCAGAACGGGGTCATTACGGCAGGGGGAAATGCGGGTAAAACCATCAATGTCAAAACCAGCACCCCAAGAAACGCACTCACCGCCAATTTTCAGTCCAAGCTGGATGAGATCAACCAGGCATTGGCCAATTATGAGGCCGCTGAACAGAACATCAGGGATTTTGGCGCGGTGACCACCTCCCTTGGCCGGGACGGCAAGCGTAAAACCAGCGGAAAATCTACCTCTGGCAAGTCCACAAAATCTAAAAGTGAAAAGGCCGCAGACCCCAATAAAGCCGCCATGGATGCCTTGGATGACTGGCTGGAGGACATGGAACACCGGATTTTCCTCTGGTCCAAGGATGAGAGCAAAGGGGAGGCCATCATCGGGCTGTATGAGCAGATGCAGCAGAAGGTCCACGCCCAGGCGGAGGAATTCCGGTCTCAGGGTCTGAGTGAGGAGTCCGACGAGATCCAGAAGCTTCAAAAGCTGTGGTGGGGGTATGCGGACGACATCACCAAGGCCCGCGAGCAGGCTGAACAGGCCGCCGCTGCGTCTTTGAAAAAAGAGGCGGACGCCCTGGACGCCTATTTGCAGCAGACGGAACACAAGCTCTACCTCCAAGAGAAAAACGGGGGCGGCAGCGTTGAGGAGACCATCTCTACCTATCAGGCCATGCAGGAAAAAATCCATGAGATGGCCCAGCGCTACCGGGAGAAAGGGCTATCCGAGGAGTCTGAGGAGATTCAGGCCCTGCAAAAGCTGTGGTGGGAGTATGCGGACGAGATTACCCAGGCCAGAGCCGCAGCTTTGGACAACTATTTAAAGGACGCGGAACATAGCATCTACCTCAATGGAAAGAACGGCGGCAGCTATGAGGACAATATCGCCATCTATCAGGAGATGCAGGAGCGGGTCCATGAGATGGCCCAGTATTACCGGGAGCAGGGCTACGAGGACTCCTCCAAAGAGGTACAGGAGCTCCAAAAGCTGTGGTGGAACTATGCGGAAAAGATTACTGGCATCAAAAATGAGCAGTACAGCAGGGAGCTGGCCGCCCTCAAGTCCGCCCTGGAGCAGGAGCGCGTCACTCAGGAGGAATACCTGGCTGGCATGGCGGAGCTCCAGTCCCAATATCTCACCCAGGGAACTGAGGAATACGAGGCCGCCACCCAGCAGAGAATTGAGGCCCAAAAACAGTTCCGAGAGAATGAATACAGTGAGGCCCTGGCAGACATCAAATATTTTTTAGACATGGACATCATTACCGAGGAGGACTACTGGAAGCGGCGGATCGCCCTGCGCGATCAGTATTTGGAGCAGGACTCCGAGGCGTGGCGCAGCGAGACGGCGGCCTATTATAGCTACCGCAAAAAGCAGATGGAGACCGAGCAAAAAGAGCTGGAATCCCACTATAAGGACATTTATAACGAGCAGGTCAAGGCGCTGAAGGACGCCCTCTCCGAGCAGAAGAAACTCCTCAAGGACAAGTACGACACCGAAAAGAAGCTGGCCAAGGAGGCCTATGACGCCCAGAAAAAGGCCGCAAAAGAAGCCTATGATGTGGAAAAGAAGCGGCTCAAGGCCCAGTACGACGCGGACAAAAAGGCCCTCAAGACAGCCTATGAGGACAAGAAAAAGCTGGCTAAGGACCAATATGAGGCTCAGAAAGCCGCCATCAATGCCGAGCTGGAGGCAGAAAAAAACCGGCTCAACGCTGTTTTGGACTCCATCGAGGCGGAGATCCAGGCCAGGAAGCGTTTGCGGGAGGACGAGAGCCAGGATGACGCCATCGCCACCGCCCGGAAGCGGCTGGAGGCCGCCGAGGCCGAGCTCGCCTACGCCAGGACTGACGAGGACAGAGCCGAGCTGCGCAAGGAAGTAGCACAGCTCCGGGAGGAGCTGGAGAAAGCCCTCCAGGACAAGGAGGACACCGCCTTTTACCGCAGAATGGAGGAGGAGAAGGAGCGAGTCAAGGCCAGCCTGGACGCCGCTGCCGCCGAGACCAAAATCCGGCTGGACAGTCTTCAGGCCAGCTACAACGCCTCTACCCAGCAGATGGAGGCGGAATACACCGCCCGCTCGGAGGCCCTGGAGACGGAGTACCAGACGGCCACCGGCCAGCTTGAGGCCAATTACAAGGCCAGCACCGAGCGCATGGAGGCCGCGTATAAAGCCTGTACCGAGCAGATGGAAGCGGACTACAAGGCCAACACAGACAAGCTGGAGGCAGATTATAACGCCAACGCGGACCAGCTCCAGGCCAACTTTGACGCCACTGTGGAGCGGATGAAAGCGGACTTTGACGCCACGCTGGACCGTTTATCTGGGGAGTATGACGCCAGCGTTCAGCGCCTGGAGAGCGAATATGCCGCCAAGCTGGCAGCGATGCAGACCGCCCCGGCCGCCAGCCTCCCGCGCAGCGGATCAGGCGGCAGCCCTGGCAGTGAAAGCGGTGGAGCGAGCTTCGATAACAGCGGATTCATTGCTGCAAGGTCCCAGCTGGTCCGGGACGAGGAGGGAAACCCAGACTACGTTGTCTACAGGAGCGAAGATGGCGGGGTGGGCCTGGGAACCGCTGTCATGGCGAAAAAGGTTGGAAAGGACTACGGTTCTGGGGATGGGATCGGTCCGGCGGGCAGCAGGACAGCGCCCAAGAGCGGCAGCGCCTCCTCTTCAGCTGTATTGGGCGGGATGGTGCGCAGCTCCGCCGGCGGCAGTACCTCCTACAGCTCCCAGAGCAGGAGTGTATCCAACACCAACAACATCACGGTCAACGTACAGGAAACGGCTCTCTCGGAAACGCAGATTTCGCGTGCCGTGGAGAAGGGCATCAAGAAAATGTCAAAGTGAGAGGAGGGTTCAACATGGCGGCACTGTCAGAGTTGTCCGCCGGGTATCTAGAGGCGGCGGCAAGGCTGCGGATTGCCCTGGAGGATGCACAGGGAGCGCTTGCACGGGCGGGGCCGGTGGAGAAAAAAAACCTTGAGGAGCGCATCCGCCTCCTGCGGCAGATGTTAGCCGAGATGCGGGACCTGCGGCAGGTGACAGGGCAGTATTACACCGGGGACCGGGATGGCCGGTACACCACCTCCACCCTCAAGGCCCCACGGACACACAGCGGCAAGGAGGACAGATGAGCGCCCTTCAGGAGGTCCAGGACCGGGCCAAGGCCCTGCGGGAACAGCGGGCCGCGCTGGAAGCACGGCTCAGTGGGGCGGGGCCTGGGGAGATCCAAGCTCTGCGTATGGAGCTGGCGGTGTGCAATGAGGCGCTGGTTGACTGTAGCCGCCGCCTGCGGGAACTGCGCCCCCGGCACCGTATCCGCCATGGGGGGACTACCTGGACCGGCCCCAAGGACTGCCGGGTAGACCAGACGCAGTATCGGGCCTGGCTGGAGGCCCAGAACGAGGGCGGGCCAAATCCCCTTGCCCAGTTGTCTGCGGATACCCGAAAAGCGATGGAGGGCCTGCCGGCGCGGCAAAAGCTCTACCTGTCCGGGGCCGCCCAGGGGGAGAGCGCGTCCGGCATGGCCCGGCAATATGGCCGGGACCCCTCCACTGTAGCCCGGACGCTCAGACGTGCCAAACGGCGGGTCAAACAGGCAGCGGAGCTACAGATGTCGGGCCGCCGGTGCGTGGATGAGGCCGGGGTTCTGCGTCTCGACCTGTCCAACCGGGACCATCTGTCCCTGCTGCTGGACTGGCTCACCGAGCGCCAGCAGCTCTATCTGTATCTCTACTATGGAGAGTGGATGACGTTAAGGGAGATCGGGGCCCTGCTGGAGGTGGACAAGTCTACCGTCCTGCGGACCATCCGCCGGGGACTGGACCGGTTGGACGGCCTTATTCAAGCCCAGCAGATCCGGCTGGACGGGGTGGGGCGTGTGGAGGAGCTGCTGATCGGCCTCTATGAGACTGTCACCGCCCAAGACCTGACGGCACAGCAAGATTTACGCCGTACCCGACCCGGCAGAGGAAGGACCGGACAGAGGAAAAAATCCGGTCCCTCTGAGGCGGCCCAGATGGACCGCCTGCGGGAGGACCGGGTGGAAGCCTACGGCAGTACAGGGCGGCTGCTGGCCTGGCTGGAGGTGCGAAAAAAAGACGCCGCCGGCCTGCGGGGTTGGATGCAGAAAACCCTGCTCGCCCTGGTGGGGAAGCTGAAAAAAGCGTTGTATAGAAGGGAGAACCCATGCTGACCATCATTGAACTTGCCGCACGGGAAGACAGTGGACACGGCCTCCAGAGCCAGAGTCACCGGACAGAGAACTGGATGGGGGAGGGGTGGATCGAGGTGCCGCCCCAACTGGAACAGGCCGCCTGGGACTGCTGCGGTTACTGTAATCTGGAGATCCAGGACGGAAAGCTGGTTGGAATCACACCGGTTGAACGGCCGCCGGAGCCGGAACCAGAGCCAACCGCTGAGGAGGACCTGGCGGGGCTGCTGGTAGACCAGGAATACTGCCTGACTTTGTTGGAATTGGGGGTGAATTAAATGCTGTACAGGACGCTCAAGCGCCTCATCCAGCGCGGACAGACCGCCGGCATGGCGGAGAAGCTGGATATCTTTTTCGCGGCGGACAAGCTGACCCAGGAGGAATATACAGAGCTGACCGGCATGTTAGAGCGGCAGGAGGTCTAACGTAGGATATGAAAAAGCCGCCCTGAAACAGGCGGCAGAGTTTGACAAAACACGGCGTATCCAGGTATAATGGACAAGCTGGTCCGTTTAGACCGGCCAGAAGGACGCTGTTACATAATAGGCGGTTGGCCACTTCCCTTTTAGAAGGGGGGTGATATTCATCTCCTCACTCCAGCGCGAAGGGAGGTGAAAAGCTGATGTGGAAAGAACGTATATACATGGTGCTCCGCTTTGCGGTGTGCCTTGCAATACTCCTGTATATGTTCACCATAAAAGCGTGTTAGCCGCCCGGTCTGTCCCCGTGCGGCTAACTCTTAGTTAGACATGTTACGGGCCAACCGTCGTAACAGCGCCCTTTCTGTATTCATTATACCAGACGCCTCCGTTTTGTCAAGCACGGCAAAAGGAGGTGTTTTTATTTTGTACATTGATGCGGATGCTATCATCAAAATGGCGTCCCTAGTAGGGGCGCTGGGTGCATTGGGCGGGGTGATCATCGCCCTGTACCGGCAGTTTGAGAGCAACAAAAAGCAGAGTGAGGTTATCCGGGAGATGCAGAAAGAGCAGACACTCATCTGCTATGGCCTCCGAGGAGCCCTGGAGGGGTTGATCGAGCAGGGCTGCAATGGGCCGTGCAGAGATGCACTCCAGCTCCTGGACAAGCACCTCAACAAGAGCGCCCACAGGCCGGAGCTGTGAGCAGGAAAGGATTACACATATGAACGATTACATGAGAAAACTACTGCGGGCGGCCGGGATCCGGGCGGTCAAAACGGTAGCGCAGACGGCCATAGGCTGTATTGGCGCGTCTGTAGTATTGAGTGATGTAAACTGGGGCGTGGTGGTATCTGCGGCTATCCTGGCCGGGATTCTCTCTCTGCTGACCAGTGTGGCAGGACTGCCGGAGGTGGACCATGGCGACAGCGAATGACATTTTGAATCTGGCGATCTCCTATTTGGGCGTGAAAGAGGACCCGCCCAACAGCAACAATGTCATCTTCAATACCCACTATTACGGCGGCCCGGTGAACAATAAGAGCCTGCACTGGTGTGTGGCCTTTGTGTGGGATATTTTCCGCATGGCTGGGGCCCCTGCCCTCTTTTACGGGGGCGGGAAGACCGCCAGCTGCTCCACGCTGTGGGCCTACCACAAAAAGCAAGGACAGGCTGTGACCTCCTTCCAGCCGGGGGATATCGTGTTTTTCGACTTCTCCGGTAAGAAGTCCAGGACGGAGCATGTGGGCATCGTGGAAAAGGTGGAGAACGGATACATTAACACCATTGACGGGAACACTGGAACCACCAGCGAGGCCAACGGCGGCGCCGTCATGCGCCGCAGGCGGGCGCTCAAGTATGTCAGCGGTGGCTATCGTCCCAGATATGACACAGCCAATAAGAAGGAGATTGAAATGACCAAAGAAGAAATTCAAGCCCTCGTCAAGCAGACCGTGGCCCAGGAGCTGGCCAAAGTGACGATAGACGATTTGGTGCAGCAAGCTGTAGCACAGGAATTTGCAGAACGGGACGAGGTGTTCGCGCGGGTGGCTCAGAAGGTAAGCCCCTGGGCGGAAGAAGCCTGGAATAAGGCCGTGGCCAAGGGCCTGTTTGACGGCAACCGGCCAAGTGGGACGATTACCCGTGAGCAGGTGGCCGTAGTACTAGAGCGATTCACCAAGCTACACGGGCTGAAATAACTTTCTCATTGTAAATGAAGGTGCTCCCCTGGAGTGCCGGATATTACCAAAAAGATTGGCTGATACAAATGGGTCCGCTGAAAAGAGGGCCCATTTTCATTTCTGATGCTCATACAACTACTCCTCAATATTTAGGCAAAATGACAAATTTCTGCTTTTTTGTATACACGACATTCATGTCGTGTGCTTTCTCCTACATTTCCTGTAAAATTTAATTCGGGGTTACATCCCCTGATTTTTTACAGGAGGAACAAGCCATGAAAAAAAAAGGAACCCAAAAGAAAAGTAGGCGGCACGCATCCTGAAAGCCCTCTCCAGTGCGCACGAATTAAAGCTGGTATTTCCCAGGATGAAGTCGCTAAAGCACTCAACTGTGAGATCCGTACTGTGCAGAGGTATGAAGCCGGAGAGCAAAGTCCAACCCAAGAAATGCTCCTCATTATGAAAGACCTGTTCAATTGTGAGATTGCTGACCTGTTTCCCAAAGAAGAGCTACCCAAAGTGCCTGACAACAAGGTATCTCCAGAAGGTGTGTAAACATGAATGAAAAACTGCCCGGCCTTTTATACAGCCTTGGTCTCTCTGCAAACTACGCTGGCTTTTACTGCATTCTATCTGCTGTTGAAATTGCCAGTCGTGAACCTCAATCCCTGACTATGGTGACCAAATGGCTTTATCCTCAGATTGCAAAACAACGGGGAACCAACTGGAAAGCTGTTGAACGCAATATCCGTTCTGCCATTGATATTATTTGGAGACGCAACCCTTTAGGCCTCCAACAATTATCCAGCTGTCGGATGGATTCCAAACCTGCCACTGCTCAATTTATCTCTCTCCTTATGTTCTATCTGCAATTCGATGCGTCTTAATCCAAGGCCGAGCTGTCAGGCTTCATAAGAGAACAGGTCATTCCCTATTTTACGTTTACGGACAGAATACCCCCTTAACGTAAATAGCGAGAAATAGCCCTCTTGTAGGTTCATCCTGTAAGAGGGTTATTTTTGTTTGTATGGAGTTAAAGCAATAGGTCTATCAGATAGTCCGGCTCCAGGCCGAGTTCTTCAGCCAAGATTTCCTCGGCCAGATCGGAGTCTCCGGGGGGGGACCGCCTCGCTGAGAAGCTGCTGGCGGCAATCGTCAACCATACGCTGCGCCTCCTGCTCGGAAATGTCGTCCCGCTCCATCAGGATCTGAACAATGTGCTTTACAGCGGGGTTCGAGTACCGGCCAACCTGGGGCACCATCTCATAGTCGGCGGCCTTCCTCTCGGTGATGGCGGTCTCCAGGATGCTGGTATCCACCAGCTCCAGACCGGGGAAGGACTGGGACAGCTTTTCGATGGTGTGGAGCTTGCGGAGGTCCGTGCGGATAGCGGAGATAGTGGTCTGGCTGGCGGTGATGGCAGCGGTGTACTCAGTCTTAGTCATAGTAGTTCCCTTTCTCCCCGTCTGGCCGGTAGGTCAGCCTCCGTATTTAGCAGCAGTAGGTTTCCAGCTCCCCGTTGACCATTTCATAGCTCCAGGTGCAGCCAGCGCCCCGGACGTTGAAGCGGACGTAATTCCAATCGGTAGCGTCATAGAGGGGCTGCCGAGTGTAGGCGGCGGCTTTCCGGAGTTGCTGATGCTTGTTGACCTCATAGGTGTGGACGGTGGTGATGATCTCTATCCGATCCATGGCGAAGCCGAACTCCTCAGCGACTAATTGTTTAGCTTCTTCCACGCTCATGATGTGTGGATCCCCACTCCAGACAGTGCAGTTTGCCAAAAGACTCTCATAGCGATCCTGGCTCATCTTGGTTCCACAATCTTCACAGGGCTTCCACTCCAGCTCTCGGTCAAGCTGGATCTGGAGATCAGCCAACCGTCGTTCATACTCCGCGCCGTCCTTCTTGGCACTCTTGTCCATCTCCAGGATTTTACCGTTCAGTCGGTCGATCTCGGCGGCCCTGGCCTGGTAGACCTTCTTCTCACCGCCGGCCTCGACGAAGGCCCGGCAGAAGGCATCCTTGTCTCCATCGAAGTTGTAGTAGGCTTCCTCGATCTTCTCATACTCGAAGGGGAGGGGTTGGAACCCGGTGCGCTCTACAAACTCGGACATCGTCATAATGAAAAACCTCCTTGATTTTTGCGCCTTACTTTGTTACCATGGAGGCAACCGGGGTAAGGCTCCCGGTTGCCCTTTTGGGGTTGGGTGGCGGTGTTCCTTGCTACGGGGCCGCCACCCTTTTTATGCCTTGACTTTGCTGTCCCGCACGATCTTTGCGGCTTGTTCAGCGGCCTCGGCATCTTTCACGCTCAATTCAATCAGTTTTGCGATGTTCTCAAGATACTGATTGAGCTCCGCGCTACTCATCTCGTCCATGTCCTCCCTCCTTTCGTAAGGGGCTGGCCGCCCCTGCCTTACAAGTATTATTATACGCATATTGCTATCACTATGCAATAGGTAAATTGCATAAAGATAGCAATATGTTTTTGTTTATTTTGCATATTGATAGCAATACCGGCTATAAAATATAATGTAAGGGAAAGGGGAGAGCAGCTTGGGTGGCAAAAATAGTTATGAAAGTATAAAGCGATACCAGGATAAAACTTATGACAAAATACTTTTGCGTACCAGCAAAGGCGATAGGGAGGTTATCAAAGCTCACGCTGAAAGGCAGGGGGAAAGCGTCAACGGATTTATCCTCAGAGCCATACATGAAGCAATAGAACGCGATAATAACAAAACAGGATGATTTGAAATTCTTAACCGGTTACGAATTAAAAAAGGGGAAAATCCTGCACTGGTTTTCAACTACGATTTACTGTTTAGAGGCGGCAAGTTTGGCCGCTAGACCGGATTTAGTTGGCATAAAATAAGAGAGAGCCGCCCCCAGTGTTGGCTCACTGGGGACAGCTTCGAGGGCAGAATCGTTACGAGGCTCTGCCCTCTCATTATAACGAAAGCTGAGAGGTAAATCAAGATGAAACGTGCAAATGGTACTGGAAGTGTGGTCAGACTGTCCGGCAATCGCCGCCGGCCCTATGCTGTGAAGGTGTCCGGGCGGGATCGGTATGACCAGATCGTCCAAAAGATTATCAGTTATCATGAAAGGGTTGCTGATGCTCAGAAGGCATTGGAGGCATATTTGACGGCCCAGGCCGCAGGGATCGCTCCAGCGGTGGACAAGCTGGATGTCACTGTGGGGGAGGTATTTGAGGGATGGAAAGCACGGGAGTACCGCAAGCTCAAGGTGGCCTCTATCTCAAGCCATAATGCCGCCTGGAATAAGCGGATCTCCCGCTTCAAGGACCGGAAAATGCGCAGCATGACGCTGGATGAGTGGCAGTCCATTCTGGATGAGGATGAAGACGCGGGACTGTCTCAGTCCTCCATCAACAATGATGCCATTCTGATCAAGGCGCTCTACAGCTATTCCATGGAGCGGGATATTGTGGGAAAGGATTATTCAAGGTATCTTGACGTTCCGTCTGTAGGCGTCAAACAGGCACGGGCCGCACTGGATGACCTCCAGGTTGTGCGGCTGTCTGAACTGGCCTCAGCGGGCATCCCTTGGGCTGATACGGCCTTGATGCTCTGTTATACGGGTTTTCGTGTATCTGAGTTCCTAAGCCTGACCCGCTTCTCCTACCACCCGGAAAACGGCGGGTATCTCCAGGGCGGCCTAAAGACCTCCGCCGGGAAAAATCGGATCGTCCCGGTTCATCAGGCGATCCGCCCTTATCTGTCCGCATGGCTGAAAAAGAATGGAGAGACGATTATCTGTTCCGAGCAGGGGACCCCAATTCCATCGGATCGGTATCGTGAGTATTTCCATACCGTCATGGAACGAATAGGCGCCCAAAACGCTACTCCCCATTGGTGCAGACACACCTTTGCGACCAGACTCCACATCGCAAAGGTTGACCCTCTGACCGTGAAATGGCTGCTTGGACACTCAACAAAATCGGACATTACCGCGCACTATACACACGAAACAATCGGCGAATTGGTAGACGCCGTAAATTTATTGGCATAATAGATAATGATACGTCGTTAGTAACAGGTTAGTAACAAGTAAGTAACAAAAATACCATCAAACCATTGGTACATCTACATTCCTTTTTGCTGAGATTTTAAAATCCTATTAAAACCCGCGAAAAAATATAGCACGATAGATAACGATAGATGCTGATATTACATGGAAACAGAGCAAATTACACATTTATTTGAATCCGTCAAAATCAACAATTATCTGCCGTTAGTAACAAAGTATAGGTGCGTCTTATTTGGACTCCCCACGTCCAAAGCCGTGGGGAGTGTCAATTTTAGAGCGTGCGGTAAAAGATGTCCTACAGGGAAATGTCCAGATCGTCAAACAGGCTGCACTTGAAATGGGTCACGACTGCCGCCCGCTCCTCCAATGATCACGTTCTTGGTATCATTTTAGGGGCCTGCCCCTGATAGTATCTCTGCCGCTTCTGGTGTTGGCGCACCGGAAGCGGTTTTTTATTGTGCCTTTTTTAGTTCTGCAATTTCTTTGGAGTGCGACTTAGCGACAGTCTCCAGGGTATCAAGCCGTCCGTCAATGATGTCCATATCCTCCTCACTGGGCATACGGCTCAGGATTTCCTCCTGTCCCTCGGCCAGAAGGTTGAGCTGTCTCTGAACGTCCATGTCAAGACGGACCTTGATACCGGACACATCGGCCTCTAACCTAGCTTGCCCCTCCTTTAGCCCGGACACGTCCTCCTTTAGCCCAGACACATCCTCCTTCAGCCCGGAGATGTCACCCTGCATTTTTTCCAGAATTGCTAGGATTTTTTCTTCGTTATTCATGATGAAATCCTTCCTGCCGCCCTCCGGGGCGGCTTTTTTATTGTCTATACACTTTTTCCATTGCATCCCAAATAAATTGTTTTAGTTCACTCCTGGTCATTCCATAACGCGGGGCAAGTTCTTCAAAAATATCTTCCTCTGGTCTATTTGGTTCTGCATCTAAAGCGGCCCAAACCTCATTATATATTTTTAGGTCATCTTCTGAGAGTCTTTCTTTTTCCTGGTTTTCAATTTTTGAAGCTGGGAACTTCTCTAATAACTCATCATATGTTTTTACAAAACTACCACTTGCATCACCAGAACGATAGTCTAACAAGAATCCATATAAATCACTTGTTTCGCTATATCCATAGTCTTTTATAAATTCGTATGCAAGTACTTTTTCCCTGCCTTTAGTTTCATACACAGAAAAAGAGATCTTAGAAAGTAAGTCTAGGTCAATATTTTGTTCACATACAGTTATAAGGTCATCAATATCCGTAGCAAAGTATGTGAGATCATCAGTAGGTACAATGTCTATTTCAACCCCACCGTAATAGTTATGTACTTCAACAGAGGCGGAAGGGGATGTTTCAAGAACCGCAGAAGTAATAGTGGACGACAATATTTCAAACTCCTGTTGCTTTATGGGTGGTGCTGGTGACTTAACAGTATCATTTTGGTTTGCGGTTGAATTGCCTGCGGTTTTGTTCTCAAAGCTTACAATTGCGACCATAGCTATCAAAGCGACAACCGCCCAAAACCATACCTGTTTATAGATTGGTTCTTTTGTTTTTACCGTCCCCACTTTCTCGCTTTTCTTTTCCATGATTGATTCCTCTTTTCTTTTTATGCCCGCCCCGCCGGTCTGGCGTGGCTATTTTTTTACCTTCTCAGCCAGCCTAATACTCCCAGCGGACGCCGAAGGTGATGCGGAGAATGCACCCGTCAGCAAGGCGTCTTCTTCCTCCATGGCCGCTACCTTCGCGGCTAGGGCCTGGAGCTGTTTGTCCTTTTCCTGATTCTGGCGTTTCAACTCGGCCAGTTCCGCCGCAATGTCTGTCTGTGTCCGCGCTTGTCCGCCTATGTCCGGTTCTGTCCGTCCCTGTGTGGTAGAGGGGGGCTTCATAAGTTCTACCAGATACCCCTCCAGTATGTCCCACTGCTCTGGTGAAAGGCGTAAAAGCAAGGACACAAGCCGCTCCCGAAAGCTATCCATCCCGCCCTGCAAGAATGCCTGTATCTGGGCGGAAAGGGCTTCATTTCTGGGTAGTTCTACAAACATCTCTCCTTTGCCGGTGCGGAGCCAGGTTTCCGATACGTTGAACTCCCGGCAGATGAGATTTATAACGGCATCGGCTGGATTGTTTTTTCCAACTTCGTAAGTTGCGATATTGCTACGGCTTAATTTAAGTTTGTCTGCAAATTCTTGTTGAGTAAGGGATAAATCCTTACGTAGCTTTTTTATACGTTCACCAATTGCCACTTAGTCCACCTCCTGTAGGTTAGATTCTACCATGTAAAATGTCGGTTGTCAACAAAAAGTCGGAAGTCGACAAAATTACTCTTGACAAATGTCGGATAACGATTTATACTTGTCGTAAACCGACAGAAAGGAGGACACCACAATGACGGAAAAACAGGAGAAGTTTTTGGAGCTGGTAAACCAGGTCATGCCGCGTATGACAGAACTGGAGCAGGAAAAGTTGCTGGCCTTCGGAGAGGGGCTGGCGTTCATGACCAACCAGCAGCAGGCCCAGGCCGAGCGGGAGAGCGCATAACAAAGCCCCGCCTTCGGCGGGGCGGTACACCTTGAAAATTAGGACAACGCCGCCCTTCGAGCGGGGGCGGCGGGAAGGAGGGGTCAATGCCGCTTCGGATCGTCTGAACGGCCCACCAGGTAGTCTAGGGATACATCAAAATAGTTTGCTAGGGCAATGAGAACAGAGGCTGTAGGTTCACTTTTTCCATATTCATAGTTTTGATACTGTGTGGTTGAAATGCCAGCAGCAGATGCAGCTTGACTCTGTGGAACACTCTTTTCTTTTCTTAATCGTTTCAACGCTTCCGGTAAACTCATGCTAACACCACCAAATAAATTTTGTATTAAGGGTTGACAACCAAATATAATTGGTGTTATTATAGCACAAGAATACCAAATATATTTGGTGTTACTCCAGAAAGAGAGGAGCAGATGAATATGGAACTACGGGCGGCCCGCGAGCAGTCCGGCAAGACACAGGCGCAGGTCGCTAAAGAGGCCCAAATAAGCGAAACCCAGTATCAGAATATTGAGTATAGCAAAAGTGAACCCGGCGTTCGGACGGCAATCCGAATTGCGAGGGTCCTCAACAAAACAGTGGAAGAGCTGTTCGGGGCGGCAACCCCGGCAGTAGACGAAACGCCCGGCGGCAACCGGGCGAATCAGAAATATCTGCAAGACTAAAATACCACATCACCGTCCATTGGTCAAGAACAGCCCCGCCTTCGGCGGGGCGGTACACCTTGAAAATTAGGACAACGCCGCCCTCCGAACGGGGGCGGCGGGAAGGAGGAGTTCAAAATGAATATTGAATTTTTGGAGTTACCTGCACAGAAGAAGGAGACACTGGTTCAAAATCGAGCCAATATCAATCTCACAGTTGACCTGTCAAAGCGGATTTTTGAGGTTATCCTAGCCGAAAAGGTCACGGTCGATGTCGCGGAACGCGCACTCCACCGGGCGCTTCTCCTTGTCCATTCCAGAACAATTGTAGGGCCTTAATTTATCATATTATATTGGTGTGATTTTGTGCCAATTGATTGCTGTTCGTCCGCATAAAATTATGGTAGAGCAAAAACAACCGCCCCAAAGCCAGTGGGGCATAGATTGAAGCCGAGGAGGTTAGTTATGCCACGGAAACGGACAAAAATCGCTGTGTCGGATGATCAGATCTTGGCCTATGACAATGTACCATATGATGTTGCCGCTGCGTACATCGGCTGGTCGGATGTGAGTATCCGCAACGCCCTCAAGCAAGGCCGCGCTCCATTTGGGTGCGCGGCGCAGAATCCAGAGACAAAAACCTGGTCCTACAACGTCAGCCCCGGCCTGCTGGTCAATTACAAACGGGGGACTCTCCCCGCCTGGCGGCTGAACGATGTGATCAACATGGCCGCAGACGGTATCCAGCAGCTTTTAGATACCCGTCTCGCTGCTATGGCTTTGACCGGGTACGAGGTACGAGTCAGTCCATGCATTGACACTCCCCACGGCTAAAGCCGGGGGATTCTCGGCTCAACGACCTTAGCCTGCACGAGCGAGGTCTTACATAGTCTCCACGAGCGTTCGGTTCGGGTGTGCCCCACCCTACCATATGTTGTGACTATGCCAACAGGCGCAGACCTTCCTTCAAGATATTTTTTGCGGCGTTTACGTCCCTGTCGTGGACAGCGCCGCATATCGGACAGACCCATTCCCGGACAGACAGGTCTTTTGTACCGGACCACTGAGCGCCACAGCAAGAGCAAAGCTGGGAGGACGGGAAGAATCGATCAACAGTGACCACCTGTTTCCCGTACCATACCGCCTTGTACTCCAACTGCCGCCGGAACTCACCCCAGGAAGCGTCCGAAATAGACCGGGCCAGCTTGTGGTTCTTGAACATATTGGACGGCGCTAAATCCTCAATGGCTATCAGGTCGTAGTTCCGCACAAGGTCAGTGGACAGCTTATGCAGGGAATCCCGTCGCTGGTTGGTAATCTGTTCCTGCAATCGGGCAACCTTGAGCCTTGCTTTCTCCCGGCGGCTGCTCCCCTTTGATTTTCGGGAGAGCTGACGCTGGAGTTTGGCAAGTTTCTTCTGGCTCTTGGTCAGGTGCTTATGGTTGGGGTACTCTACACCATCGGAGGTGACAGCAAATGCTTTCAGCCCCATGTCAAGGCCGGCCACCGCCCCAGTAGAGGGTAGCGGTTCCAGCTCAACATCGGTACAACACAGCGCGACGAAGTATGTTCCACTTGGGTTTTGGCTGACAGTTGCGGACAGGATACGCCCCTTGACCTCCTTGCTGATACGGCATTTCACAAGGCCGAGTTTCGGGAGTTGAACCGCCTTATC